TAATACTTCAGGATGGTGACGTTGACCTTGAGGATCAGGAATCATCTTCGAGTATTAGTAGTGAATCTTCCACTAGTTCGTCAAGTGAGTCAAGCACCAGTAGTGAATCTTCCACTAGTTCCACTAGTTCGTCAAGTGAGTCAAGCACCAGTAGTGAATCTTCCACTAGTTCCACTAGTTCGTCAAGTGAGTCAAGCACCAGTAGTGAATCTTCCACGTCGGAGAGTAGTTCAAGTTTGTCTTCGTTGTCAAGTTCAAGCTCATGGTCTGGTTCTAAACCTTCTATAAGTTCTGGAAGCTCAAGCTCTATTAGTTCAAGTTCCACTAGCTCGGTGTCAAGTTCTTCTGATAGCTCATCATCGTTTTCTTCCAATAGCTCATCTTCGCAGTCAGCATTATCTGGGTCAAAGAGTTCCATAAGTAGTGAATGCTCGTCAAGCAGTTCTGATTCTGAGTCATCAACTTCCTTGACTGCCGTTGAGCTTTTACAATACTTTGCGTATCCATATGACAAGTTAGCTGATGCTCCTGCTTCATCAAGTTCGACTTCTTCAGAGTCATCTGATTCAAGTTCTCGTTCAAAAACCGGAATCCCTGTAGACATTTATAAGCCGAATGTTGGTGATTTGATAGTTCTATGGGAACTTGATCTGACAAGCTTGGGAGGTGCTGTATATCGTTTCACAAGTTGTACTTCCGAGTCTGGTGCAATTCGGGTAGCTGTTACTTTTGATGGTGAGACATACTATCCAAGAGAGTTTGAGGCCACTGGTTTTGGGCATACTGGTAAGGGCCAACAACCAAGACCGAAGATAAGAATTGCCGACACTGACAATACTATACATGATTTGTGTATGGCATACCAGGATATGTTGGGAGCTGTAGTTAAAAGAATAAGAACATTTACTCGTTATCTTGATGATGGAGTACAGGCAGATCCAGGTGCAAGATTCCCAATAGATGTTTATGTGATAGCGAAGAAGCCAACTCAGACTAAGATATTTTATGAATTTGAGTTAAATCCATATATGGATAAAGAAGGTAAAAGAGTCCCTGGCAGACTTGTCCTTAAAGATATATGTCAATTTGTTTATAGACGTTGGAGTGTATCATCATTCGATTATCATTTGGAAAAGCCTTGCCCGTATCATGGAGGTCTTTACTTTAAAAAAGATGGGTCTTCTACTTCGGACGCTGGGGAAGATGATTGCCCTCATACTCTTGATGGTTGCAAGGCAAGATATGGGACGTATGGCCCAATGCCTTTTGGTGGCTTTCCAGGTATGAACAGGTTGAAGAGATAATGAAATACTATTTCCAAAATCTGCACAAGTCTATATGGGTTAACGCATATAAGTCATTCCCAATGGAGAGTTGTGGAGTGATAGTAAACAATGAGTTTATTCCATGCAAGAATATTGCAGATGATCCTTATAAGAATTTTAAAATTGACAGAAAGGTAGTGACTCAGTCATATGTTAATGGATTGCAAGCGGTTATTCATAGCCATGTAAACCGTCCATATTTATCAAAGGAAGATATGGTAAGAGGTGAAAATACAGATGTACCTTGGGGTGTGGCTTTTATTGAAGGTGAAAGAAAAGCTGGCATTTATTTTTGGGGCAAAGGTCTTGAGGTTCAAGACCTTATAGAAAGACCGTTTGTTTATGGAATTTATGACTGTTACTCGCTAGTTAAAGATTTTTATTCTGTTAGGCTAAATATAAAACTTCCACCTGTTTTTTCTGATTATGAATGGTGGGAAAATGGAGAATCACTATTTGACGATCTATTTCAGGAATTTGGTTTTACTCCAATAGATAAGAATGATGATTATGTTGAAGGCGATATTTTTATGTGGGCGATGCGTTCCAATGTTGTTAATCATATTGGTGTTTACATGGGGAATGAGCTAATACTGCACCACTTAAATGGTCGGTTGTCAGGTCCATGTGATGTAAAGGTTTGGGGAAAATCAGCTAAATATGTTTTGAGGAAGAAAGAGCGATGTTAAGAAATATATATTTACATGGTAAGTTAGGAGAAGAGTTTGGCTCTGTTTGGAATCTTGATGTTGAGTCAGTCTCGGAAGCTGCCCATGCAATCAATGTCAATACAGATGGGAAGTTTGGTATTGCAGCTAGAGATATGCTTGTTGAAGTTGTTCGTGGTGATGAACTTGAGTATGGCGAAAAAATAGACAAGTCACTGATAAATTTTAATTATAAAAGTGGAGATTTTCATATTGTTCCTGCTGTTCATGGGTCAGGGCAAGCTTTTGCTGCTTATCTTTTGGTGGCAATAGTGTTGGCTGGAGCTATGTATGTGTTTACTTCTCAGACTCCAATGCCAGAAGACAATTTTGAAAGTGACAAGGCTGGATATAAATTTTCAGGGTTGAGAACTACTGATACACAGGGTTCGCCCATCCCTCTTATTTATGGTGAAGTTTATACTGGTTCAATTGTTATATCTCAAGGAATAAAGATTGAAGAGGTGGTAGACTGATGGGTTGGGATGATAACACAAAAGATTTAGTTGTCACTAAGGATAGTAGAGATATTAATAATATCTTGGCTAATAGTCCTTCTAAGATGCAGTCTAATGCTGTTTTTAAGGGTCTTGATCTTGTATGCGAAGGTGAGATAGAAGGACTTGTTAATGGTTCAAAGTCAGTTTATCTTGATGGAGTTGTTTTACAGAATAGTGATGACTCCTATAACTTTGAGAACGTGACTTTGTCTACAAGATATGGCACTGCTGACCAAACATATATCAAAGACTTTAATCAGGTTGAAACGCCTATAACTGCTGGAATGCCGGTTGAGTTAATATCCAATTATCCAGCATCTCCAAGTTATATAGTGAAGACAATAACTGACACCAATGTTGATGCTGTGAGAATAAGAGTTGGTCTTGATAGTCTTTTTATGATTAAAAATAATGGAGACATAAAGTCTGCTAAATGCGAGGTTCGGGTTGATGTTCAAGTTGATGGTGGTGGGTATGTGTCAGCAATTGGATCACATGGTGCTTTTTACTTTAGTGGAAAAAGCAAGTCAAATTATGAAAGATCAGCGACAATAGATTTAAGGTCATTTGGAACTGCTGTCACATCTTATGATATAAGGGTATATCGTGTTAGTGCAGATAGTGATGATGTTGCAGAACCAAACAATACAATGAATAAGTCATTTCTAATGGGGTATACGGAAATAATAAGAGTAAAGCTGACTTATCCCTATTGTGTTGTTTTTGGGATTGAATGTGATGCCAAGTCAATGGGAGGAAAGATCCCTGAAAGGCTGTATCACTTAAGAGGAAGAAAAATAAGAGTTCCAACTAACTATACTCCATACATTGCAGCAACTTATGGAGATGGAAATACTTTTACTATTACTGGCACTACCAATTATACCTCTGTATTTACAGCAGGAGCAACTTTTAGCTGTAACTGTGGTAGTGATGGATATAAAGAATGTGTGGTGCTCAATTCTTCATGGAGTTTTCTATATAATAGGACAACTGTAAATGTCACATCAGGAAGTGATGTGATAACGAGTAATCTCGTCTCTGCTGAAAGAATTTATACAGGTACTTGGGATGGAACTTTTCAGGTTATTAAAAAATGGTCTTCTAATAATGCATGGGTTTACTATGATATTTTGAGTGAGCCAAGGGCATGTGCAGGAATTAATGTTGGCTATATTGATAAGTGGACTCTATATAACATAGGAAGATATTGCGACGTTCTTGTTGAGGATGGTTTTGGCAAGAAAGAGCCAAGGTTTTCTTTTAATGGGAAGATTGAAAGTGTTTATGATGCCCAAGAGTTATTTAATGTATTAGCTGCCTCGTTCAATGCCATGCCTTATTGGGGTACGGCAATTGCTACCCTTTCGCAAGACAAGCCAACTAGTGCTACAAGACTATATACAAATGCGAATGTAATTGATGGTGAGTTCTTTTATGATGGTGTTGCTCTAAGAGATATTAATACTGCTGCGGTAGTGGTTTGGAATAACCCAAATGACCTTGGAAAACCTGAACCGGAATATGTTGCTCATAATTATGGCATTAGAAGATATGGCTATAGAGAAAAAAGGATTAGCACTCTTGGATGTAACAGTAAGGGTCAAGCTCATAGAATAGGTAAGTGGATCTTAGATTCTGAAGTGTTCAAACCTGATAATGTTAGATTCAGGGCAAGCTTTGATTCTGTTGACTTAATGCCAGGAGAAGTTGCAAAGATAGCGGATCAATACTATGGAGACAAACGGTTTGGTTTTAAAATTGCAAATACTTTGTATACTGGGGTTGATGTTATAGGAGCAGTTGAGTTCACAAAGGAAATTGGTGAAACTTATAATCTTCATGCAGTCATAAGGGATAGTAATGACGATCCAGTGGTTGAAACTAAAGAGATAACTGCTGCTGAGGAATGGGGTAGTAAATTTGGTTCTGAATTGGTTACTGATGGCAGTATGGATACTACGAGTGAAATATTTCATTATCCATGGGGTCCTCCAGTTACCACTGAAAGAACAACAGAAGAAGTTTATGTAGGAACTTATGCATGGAAGATTGTCGCTGATGGAGCAGATCAGGGGATTCGCACTAATTTATTTTCGACTGTTTCTGGAACGACATATCGGCTGATTGCTTATTTATATCCTGTAACCAGTCCGAGTATATCCATTTATATTTCAAAAGGTGATGATTCTGGCTGGTTATCAATAAATGGATGCACCAATTTAACATTGAACGCATGGAATAAAATCGAAATTGAAGGAACTGAAACTGCTACTGGCAACCAAGCATATGTATTAATAGCCAGTCTTGGTGCAAATACTTTTTATATAGATGAGGTGTCTTATAAGCCTGTTACGGAATCGAGCTACACCAAGTTAACTATTGCTTCAGCCTTTTCACGAGATGCAGTAGCTGATGAATCCGGCATAATATCACAGGCTAATGACTCTGAAGACAATGTCAGAGAATTTAAGATTGTTGCAGTAGAGGAATCAGAAAAGAATATCTTTGAAGTTGCTGGTGTTGAGTATGACTCAACAAAGTATGCAAGAATCGAATCGGATCTTGAATTTGTTGAAGAAACACCGCCCAGTATAGATTTTACTATATCTCCACCAACTAATTTAGATTTAACTGAGTTTACATATACCGAAGGTCAGAATCATTTATTTGGAATAAATGTTGGCTGGACAATGGCAACAGATCCACGAGTCATGTATTATACTGTTCAATTTGATAAGTCAAGCAGTGACGACACAGACCCGATTGATTATATAACAGTAGCATTGATTCCAGACCCTTTCTTTCAAATAAAACCATTAGATGTTAGTGGTTCTGGTACTCTAACTTATTCAGTTAGAGTAAGGTCGGAAGCATTAACAGGTCACTCAGAATGGGTTACTGATACAGTAATATTATCTCTTGACCCTGATGCCCCACCAGACGTTACTGGTTTACAGGTAAAAGGCGGAGGTACAGTATTTAGCGGATTAGACTGTGAAATTGAATGGGACGATATGTCATCCGGTGTCACGAATCCGAGACATAGTCAGTATAGAGTCGATGTTTACTATGGTGCTGTATTCTTGAGAACTGAGTATGTTAAACTCAATTCTTTTATCTATACTTTTGGGATGAATAATGAGGATAATCCTACTGGGCCATATGGCGATTTAATTTTCTATGTTTGGTGTAGTGATATTTACAATGTCTTATCTGAAGGTTCAGTGCCGTTAACTGTTACTAATGACGATCCCACCAATCCGCAGAACTTGACTTCTACTTCATGGTCATTATCTGTAGAGTTTGCATGGGACGCAAATACAGAAGTTGACTTCTCTCATTATGAATATAGGGCAAAAGTTGGTGCTGCTCTTAATGGCGAGGCGTGGTATACGGTAGTCAGTCCTCATTATACTCGCTTGTTGACAAGTGATGAAAAGGAAACCTATGGCACAAGCGCCACTATTTATTTTGAAGCAATTGCGGTTGATGTTTTTGGCAACGAGTCTTCGGTTAGTAGCACTAATGACACTGCTGCCTCATTGAATATATTGCCAACTGATATTATCACGTTTGGACCAAGTGCAAGTAAGCTTTTCCCGTATAGTCCTGTTATCAGTGGGTTGACAGTGACAGATAATTCTAATGACGGGACGCCCGCTAGTGCGGCTGGATATATTCATTGGTCTGAATTTACTATCTGGCATAATAGCATAGAGTATACTATAGCTACTGGTAGCACGAATCTTTTTTATGTTTACTGGAAAGACCTTCATGCTACTACCTTGTCTACCTCTGCTGAAAGCTCCAACCCATTAGATATAGTGGGGTGGACGCCATTAGAGGATGCGGTTATATTGATTAATGAGTCTGGTACTCATCAGAAAGCGTGGGGCAATGCTATCTGTAATCAAATTATTGGTTCTGCTCAGATAATGAAGCTTGCAGTTGG